AGAAGATATGTCACAGAACTATGGTTATAAATTTGGTCAAGACGAGGAGACTTACAACATCGTTGCAGCTCATGGCTACTTCGGTAGATTAATTTTCCAATATGCGTCTTTCAATAACTCTCGTTCTCTTCATTTCTTTCTTGCTACTTGGCCGGTTGTTGGCATATGGCTGACATCTATGGGTATCTGCACAATGGCATTTAACCTTAATGGATTTAACTTTAACCAATCAATAGTTGATACTAATGGCAAAGTTATTCCTACTTGGGCTGACGTTGTAAACAGACAGAACTTAGGCATGGAAGTAATGCACGAACGTAATGCTCATAACTTCCCTCTCGACTTAGCATCTACTGAGTCAACAGAAGTTGCATTAACAGCTCCACAAATTGGCTAAAAAAATTTGGACTATATGGAAGTACGCTCTTGGTAGTTTTAACGATGATAAGACTAGCTCTTACGACAATGTTATAGCTATCACTCGTACTTTTATTTTTGTTAGTTACTTAATAACTAATTGTTTTATTATCTCAGGCGTTATACGCCATTGGAATAGTATGCAAACAAAAGAACCAGAAATTCTAGAACTACAGAAACAGGTAGATAAATTACTAGAGGAATATAGACAAGAAGAATATAAAAAGAAGGATGAACCAGTAGGTGACCCTTCTTATTAACGACACGTCCGTTCATCCCTTATGGGACGCATGACCACTAAGCATGGAACGGGGCTTAGTATATGGAGATAACCATGAAAGTTACTTTCGTATATCGTGGCGTTGCTTACACAAGAATAATCGGTTAAGCGGTCTGGGAGGTGCAAGTCCTCCCTATTCAATTTGGCTCTTTGCCCTCTACGGAGGATACCAATTAGCCGTCTAGACGGTGGGATAGACCACAAATATCAATGAGTCTAAATAAGACTCGCAACTTTTTACGTACGTAGACGAACAAATATACCTTTAATTTTTAATATAAAATGGCTGATGCTAATCAGGTCGGTGTAGGTAGAATTAATCTATCAACCGGCGTAGGTTATGACGGAGCTGGTGACAAGTATGCCACTTATCTTAAACTCTTTAGTGGAGAGATGTTTAAGGGATTCCAACATAACACAATCGCTCGTGACTTAGTCATGAAGCGTACATTGAAGAACGGTAAGAGTCTTCAATTCATCTACACAGGTCGCATGACAAGTGACTATCACACACCGGGGACTCCTATCTTAGGAAACGCTGACAAGGCACCTCCAGTTGCTGAAAAAACTATTGTTATGGATGACCTTCTAGTCAGTTCTGCATTCGTGTATGACCTTGACGAGACACTCTCTCACTATGATTTGAGAGGAGAAATTTCTCGTAAAATTGGTTATGCTCTTGCTGAGAATTATGACAGAAAAATTTTCAGAGCTATTGCAAAAGGTGCTCGTCAAGCTTCTCCAATATCTGCTAGTGGTTTCGTTGAACCCGGTGGTACACAGATTCAGTTAAATGGTACACAGAACAATGCACAAGCTACATCAGCTTCTAACCTTGTTACTGGTTTCTATGACGCTGCTGCTGTATTAGATGAAAAAGGAGTAAGTTCTGACGGACGTGTAGCTGTACTTAACCCAAGACAGTACTACGCACTTATCCAACAAACTGGTGACAATGGACTAATCAATAGAGACGTTCAGGGTACAGGTTTACAGTCTGGAGAAGGCGTTGTATCTATCGCTGGTATTAAGATCTACAAGTCAATGAACCTACCATTCTTAGGTAAGTTCGGTACTGCTAATACTATTTCTAACGCTGGTTCATTCGTAGGTCAATCTATGGATTCTGGTGCTGGTAAACAGACAGCAACTTATGCTAGATCTTCAGCAACAATTACAATAACTCTTAACGGTCACGGAATTTCTGTTGGCGATAAGATTGTCTTTGATGCTACAGCTGGTAACGGTACTTCTGGTACTTACACAGTTGCAACTGTACCTGATGCTAATACATTCACAATTACTGATACTGTAAGTGGAACCGTTTCTGGCGGAACAGCTTGTACATTCAACATTGCTGGTGTTAACAATGGCTATGGTGAGTCTGGTGACTTTGCTGGATCATGCGGTTTAATTTTCCAAAAAGAAGCTGCTGGTGTGGTAGAAGCTATTGGACCACAAGTTCAGGTAACTAATGGAGATATATCCGTTATATACCAAGGAGACGTAATTTTAGGGCGTCTCGCAATGGGCGCAGATTACTTAAACCCTGCTGCTTGCGTGGAATTACACGTTGGTACAGCAGACTCTGCTTTCTAAGTTTATACATTTATACGGGACCTTCGGGTCCCTTTTTTTTTATCTATGGCTACTACAACAATTGACCCCGATACCGAACTATCCGCAGTGAACTCAATCTTGGGTAGCATAGGTCAATCACCTTTAACCACTCTTAATTTTAATAATCCTGAAACTGCATTTGTTTATAATTTATTAGTTGAAGCTAATAAAGATATACAAAACGAAGGATGGCATTTTAATACAGAGGAAAACTTAAAAGTTACTCCTGATTCAACAACAAAATATATAAATATTCCTAGTAACTATTTAAGATACGATTTACATGATAAACGTATTGATAAATCAAAGGATTTAGTTAGAAGAAATGGAAGACTATATGATTTAGTTGAACATACTGATCAATTTACAGAAGATATTTATTTAGATATTGTCACGCTTTATCCATTTGAAGATGTACCCCCAGTTTTTCAAAGATACATAATTTCTAAAGCTTCAACTCGTGCAGCTACACAGCTTGTTAGTAATCGTGAATTAGCTGCACTTTTACAAGTACAAGAAAATGCTGCTAGAGCAAACGTTATGGATTATGAATGTTCTCAAGGCGACCATAACTTTATGGGTTGGCCGGAAAAGACAGCGTATTCTCCTTACCAACCATTCCACGTATTAAATAGAAGATAATGGCAAGTGTTACTCAAACAATACCAACGCTGACTGGAGGTTTATCTCAACAGCCAGATGAACTAAAAATTCCCGGACAAGTTAGTGTCGCTAATAATGTAATACCTGATGTAACACATGGCTTACTAAAACGTCCGGGAGGAAAATTAGTTGCATCTATTAGTGATAATGGTACATCAGCTTTAAACTCACAAACAAATGGTAAATGGTTTTCATATTACCGTGATGAAACAGAAAGTTATATAGGACAAATTAGTAGAACTGGTGATATAAATATGTGGAGATGTAGTGATGGTGCGGCACAGACTGTTAATTATGATTCTGGTACAGCAAGTGCATTAGCTACATATTTATCTCATAGTGATGATCAAGATATACAGACTTTAACTCTTAACGACTACACATTTATAACTAATAGAACTAAGACAGTAGCAATGTCTTCTACTGTGGAAACTGTTAGACCTCCTGAAATTTTTATTGATTTAAGAGCTACAGCTTATGCAAGACAATATTCGGTAAATCTATATGACAATACTACTACTCAAACTGAAACTACAGCAACAAGAATAAGTGTTGATCTAGTTAAGTCAAGTAATAATTATTGTGATGGAAGTGGCAATATGGTTGGACATGCTTCTCGTCCTAGTCAATCTACACGATGTGGAGCTGGAGCTGGAGATGGTAGAGATGCATATGCTCCTAATGTTGGGACTAGAATATTTGATATTGATGATGGAGCAAGTCTTACAGATGAAGCTCCTTCTGGAAATTACACTTATACAATTGATGTTAAAAATTCTAGTGGAACTTCAGTAAATAGAGGTACTAATCTTTACTTTAGAATAAGAAATACTGGACAATCCGTACCTTTTACAACAGGTCAAGGAACAAGTCAAGAAACAACATATCAAGCTAGATATACTACTACTTTTGATCTTTTGTATGGTGGTAGAGGTTGGCAACAAGGTGATTATTTCTATGTATTTATGGAAGATGCTTACTATAAAATAACTATTGAAACTATAAGTACTACTGAAATACAAGCAAATTTAGGATTAATAAGACCTAACCCAACACCTTTTGATACTGAAACAACTGTTACGGCTTCAGCAATACTTGGTGATATAAGAAAAGAAATTATAGATACTGGTAATTTTACTTCTGCTAATGTCCAACAAATTGGTAATGGTCTTTACGTTACAAGACCTTCAGGAACATTTAACGTTACAGCTCCTACAAGCGACTTATTAAAAGTAATGTCAACTGAAGTTAAAGACGTAGATGATTTACCTGATCAATGTAAACATGGTTATGTAGTAAAAGTAGCTAATAGTGAAGCTGACGAAGATGATTACTATGTAAAATTTTTTGGTAATAATGACAGAGATGGGGACGGCGTTTGGGAAGAATGTGCAAAACCCGGAAGAAATATAGAGTTTGATAAGGGCACTATGCCTATTCAATTAGTTAGACAAGCCAATGGTACATTTACTGTTTCACAAGCTACTTGGGAAAATGCTGAAGTAGGAGATGATTTAACTAATCCAAACCCTTCTTTTGTAGGAAAAACAGTTAATCAATTAGTTTTCTTTAGAAATAGATTAGTTTTTTTAAGTGATGAAAACGTAATTATGTCGCGACCCGGAGAGTTTTTTAATTTTTGGTCTAAGACTGCTACTACATTTACACCTATGGATGTTATTGATCTTTCATGTAGCTCTGAATATCCAGCTATTGTTTATGACGGTATTCAAGTTAATGCGGGATTATTATTATTTACGAAAAATCAACAATTTATGTTGACGACTGATAGTGATATTTTAAGTCCAGAAACTGCAAAACTAAATGCAGTATCATCATATAATTTTAATGAAAAAACTAATCCAGTTAGTTTAGGAACTACAGTTGCTTTTCTAGATAATGCTAATCAATTCACTAGGTTTTTTGAAATGTCTAATGTTCTTAGACAAGGAGAACCAGACGTAGTTGATCAAAGTAAAGTTATTTCTAAATTATTAGATAAAGATATAAGTTTAGTATCTGAATCACGAGAAAACTCAGCTGTATTTTTTAGTAAAAAAGATACTAATAAAATTTTTTGTTTTAGATATTTTACTTCTGGTAATGAACGACTAATGCAATCTTGGTGTACTTGGACAGTTGTTGGAAATATACAATACCATTGCATGTTAGATGATGCTTTATACGTTATTACACGAAATAATAATAAAGATCAAATGGTTAAATATTCTTTAAAGCTAGATGATAATGGTCATTTTGTAACTGATACAAGAGATACTACTGATACTACAGATGACTATATATATCGTGTTCACTTAGATCATTCATCATCAGTAACGTCAGCTTCTAATACATATAACAGTGCAACTATTAAAACAACTATTCCTAAACCAAATGGTTATGAAAGCACTACACAATTAGTAGCTTATGAAACTGATGCCGGTAATGACTTAGGAAGATATGCAGAAATAACTGTTAATGGTAGTAATTTAGAAATCCCGGGAGATTGGTCAAACAATACTTTTGTTATTGGTTATTTATATGAAATGGATGTACGCATTCCTACCTTATATGTAACTAGAGCTGAAGGAAGTAAATATAGATCTGATGCTAAATCATCATTAATTATTCATAGAATTAAGTTTAGTTTTGGACCGTTAGGAGTATATTCAACAACCTTACAAAGAGTAGGTAAACCAGACTACACAGAAACTAAAGAACTAGCTTTGGCTGGTTTTGTATCTGCTAGTAGATTACCAATCGTAAATGAAGTTATAGAGACAGTACCTTGTTACGAAAGAAATACAAACTTAACAGTAAACGTTAAATCAGAACACCCTGCTCCAGCCACACTTTATTCATTGGCATGGGAAGGAGACTTTACAAATAGATTTTATAGACGTGTCTAATTACATTCACCCAATAACGATGGAAGCTGCACTAGCTGTAGCTTCTAATCTTTTACCAGATGACCGTAGAGAAGTAGAAGAGGGTCATGGACATGATCCTGTTGTGGCAATACCAGCGTGTTCCAAATATGGAGACACCGTGTATTTCACAGTTCCGAACGGTGAACTAGCCGGAGTAGCCGGAGTACAAGAAGATGGCAGAATCTGGATGCTATGTACACAAGCTATTCATAAGTACCCACTAACTTTTGCACGAGAGGCAAAAAGATATGTGGAAAGTAGACAAGAGAAGTTGCTTTGGAACATCGTTGATAAACGAAACAAAGTTCATATAAAACTACTCAGATTCCTTGGGTTCAAATTTTTACGGGAATTAAAACACGGACCTAATCAATTACCTTTTATGGAGTTTTGCCGTGTGTTTAGGCTCGGAAGCGAGAGCACAAAATGAAGCGTCTCGTAGACAATACAAATATGAAGTTGAGCGAAGAGAACGTGAATGGATGCAACAATTAAGTATCTATGATACACAAGTAACTCAATTTGAAATTAATACAGAAAATGCAAAATTAGCAGCTGCGGGTGCATATACAGAAAATCAACTTAAGCGTGAACAAGCTCGAGATGATGCACAAATGAAATATCAAGACTTGTATGTACAGTTATTAGAACAAAGTCCTTCATCTAAATTAATTGCAAGTGGTAGAACAGGACAATCTATTAAAAAAATGCAAGTAAGTGACGTTGCTAAATATGGCAGAAATGTATCTGAAATAGGTAGAGAATTAATGCAAAATGATTATGCTTTAATGCAAGAAAATGCAAAAGCTCAAGCTCAAGCTAAGTCTTTTATTAAGGAAAGTTTTGCACAAGTTGCCTTCCAGCCAATACAAGACGTAGCACCACCACAACCTGTTATGAGAAATGTTGGAGCTGCTGCATTTATGGATGCTTTATCTATAGGTTCATCAATAGCTAGTATAGCTATGCCATTTGTTTAGGAGGTATAAATTATGAGATTTAATTTTATTGAAGAACCAGATTTTAGTGAACAACTAGCAAGATCTTATGAAAAAATTAATAGAGGTTACGAAAGAGCGGAGCAACGTGAACGTGAGAATGATCAGATAAGAATACAAGAAGCTGGTAACGCTAAAAAAATGATTGCAGCTTTAGCAGAATTTGTTCCAAAAGCTAAAAAACTTGCAGATGCTGCAAAAGAAAAATCAGAAAAAAGACAACTAGCTAATTACAATAAAAGTGAAGTTGCTAAACGTAGTAATGATGAAAAAAAAATACTTTATGATAAGCATGAATTAGGTAAAGATGTCTTAAGTGATGAATACATAGCTGCTAATAAAGTTGCTAAAAAACTTAAAGAAGAAGGTAAATATACAGAAGCTATAGGCTTAATAGATAAAACTACTTGGAAAAGAATTAGATTTGGTGTAAAAGAATCATTATTTAAAAATGATTTATTAACTTATAATTCACGATTTAATAAAAAAGTTGGAGATACTAGAGACTTAAGTTCTGGAAATTTAGCTGATGCAATTGAAGCATTTAATGCTGAAGAAAAAGCTAGATATGCTGACTGGGGAGATGGATTTCAACAACGATTAAGTGATTACCATGATAAGCAGACTACTGCTTTGATGAATATCAAAATTCAGCAAGAAAATAAAGAATGGGAAAATACACAGGATATAGAAAATCAACTTGAATTACAATCTATATTTGATTTTGATGATGTTGGAGATGGTTCTTATAATAGAAACATCTTGAGCTATATGAGTAGACGACATGCAGAATTAGGACATGAAAAATTAGGTCAGACTTATCAAAGGATTGCGGAAGATGTAATAGCTTTAGTAAAAGCTGGCAAACTAACTGTTAATCAAGCTAGAAAATTTGAAGCATTATATATCTTACATAAAGGTAAAGAAGGAGAACCTCCTGAATTAATGTTAAAAAGCCATGAAAAATGGTTAATGGCATCTAATTGGGAAAAGGAATTACTTGATGCTGAAACAGAAAAGTATGAAGCGGAAGAAGCCGAAGCTGATAACTATGAAAAAGGTTTCATAGCAGAAATGAGGCAAGAACGTAAAGATAATGGTGGCTCATTTACTAATGAGATGTTTAGACAAAAACTGTCTACATGGGATTATGACACCTATGGAACCCCTTCATCTGATGTTACTGGATTTGCAACTGATGAAATAGTTGAAGATGATTTACAAGTACGTTATTTAAATAATTTATGGCAAGAAGGATTGGTCACAGAAGACGAAGTATATAAACTTAATGACCCAGAAAAAAAAGCAACTTGGCTAGAAAGAGTGGGAACTGTTAGTCCTGAAGGAATAAGTTCTAAGGATTTAACAAGTGCTGTGGCTCATGCCAAAAGAGTAGCTATTAGTTTAGATAAGAATAGAGGTCTTAAAGCTGGTGATAATAGTGTTGCTACCGGAAACATTGAGAGAAATACCGAAATCTTTTTCCCCGGTCTTTATGCTACAGAAATGGAAACGGCTCCAGATTCTGCAACTGCATATAACAATGCTATTGCAAAATTAGAAACAATTATTGAATCAGGTGCATATGACAAATTAATTAGTCCTACAACTGATGCTAATAAAAGAAATCGAGAATTAGCTAATGCACAAAATCAGCTAAAAGAAGATATGTCTGTTGTAGAGAATAGTATTATTTTTGGTTCAGAAAATATTATTGATGAAGCTGAAAGATTACATAAGAAGAATATTGCACATCCATTTTATATACAGTTATCTAAAGATTTAAAAATAAATGGTAAAAAAGTGCATCCCTTGAAACTTCAAGATATGCAATTAAAAGTAAAAGCTAAATTAGAAGGAGCTGGCGAACCTGTTAAATCAGTAGTATTACAAGCATGGGAAGCTATGCCTGAAACTTCACAAGAATTATTAAGTAATTACGTAACTAAATCTAGATTAAATAGAGCTAAGATTGAAGCATTCTATAAAGATGCAACAGGGCAAGGTGAAGGAGATGGAATTATTGATTACAACGACCCTGCTATAAACTCTATTGCTGCTGAAATATTATCTAATAAAGATGGATTATATCCAGAGTTTAAAACAACTGAAACACTAATAGAACCTGAAAAAGTTAAAAAATTATCTAATAGAGTTTCGTATTCTAATTACAGGAAACAGCAGAGTGATGGAGTTGCAGCTGAAAGAGTTAAAACATTCTTTAATGAACTTGTTCAATTTCCCGGTGAATTTGTACAAGATATATTTGCAACCGAAGCAGCTGTATTTAGTACGATAGGAGAAGGTTTAGAACAACAAAAAGAAAAAGTTAAAAAACAAACAAATAGAAGAAAACGCAATTAATTACTAAGGTAAAAAAATGAATCCTGATGATTATCAGTTGGATGTCGATTCTATGGCTTTCGATGAAGAAGGCATTGATTTCCAAGAAAGATATGAGGAGGCTGAAAAACAACAAGCGTATCAACAACAACAAGAACTTCAACTTGAAAATGAAGCAACTCAAGCTAAGGCTGAGTTGGATGACCCTCGTGAACGTGAAGGCGGTGGAGGATTAGGAGGAGTTGTTAAAGAAATCCAATCTGCTATAGGCGGTGGACTTCAAGATACTGCTTCGTCTGTTGTCACTCTCCCAGAAAGAGCCATTGACATGTTTAGTGGCGAAATGCAAGAAGAGCAAGAAACTGATGAAGGCTATGGAGCTGAATGGGATGACTGGTTTGTAGATGACGCTAACCCTATTGAAACCAAAACATGGTGGGGTGGTGCATTAAGAAGCCTTGTACATTTTGGTTCACTAGCTGCTGCTATTATCCCTGCTGCTAAGGTAGCTGGCGTAACTGCTGCAACTACTGTAGTTGGAAGTCTTGCAAGAGGTGCTGCTGTCGGTGCTACATCTGACATTATTTCTAAGTACTCTCAAGAAGATAATGGTCTAGCTATTTTAAGAGATCGATTTAATTTTATTGATACACCATTAGCTACTAAAGATACTGATCACCCTGCAATGAAGACATTAAAAAATGTTGTTGAAGGTATGGGTATTGGTGCAATATTTGATGCTGCTAGTATTCTTATTGGTAAAGGTATTAAAAAAGTTAGAGTAAATAAAGCTGGTCAAGAAGTAGTTGAAGATGGAACGACTGATGCTGTACAAAAAGCTGTAACTAGAGAAGCAGATGTTAATGCTCAAGTTAGAGAAAAAGCTGTAGATGATTTAAAAACACCAAACTATAGTGCTTATAAAAATAGAGAATTAGCTGACCCATGGCAAGGTGCACCAACCTCTAATGGTAAAGCTGGTGAAGTTAGAGACCAATTAAATCGTATTGAAAAAGAAGCTGGTGCAGAAATGGGTTCTACTGACTCATTAACTACTCCAAAAAGATTAGCTAGTTATACAACTCCTGTAGAAACTGAACTAATGGTTAGAAGCTCTCAAATGGCTGAAGATCATGTGACAGAAATATTAGGTGAGTTTATGACTGATGCTCGTCTACAAGCTGAAATACAAGCTGCTAAGAAACAAGGTAAAACATTATCTGAAATATGGGGTGACTCTGCTGAACTTGTTAAAGAAGTTTATGAGGGTAGAAATAGATCAGACATAACTCCTGAAGAATTTTGGGAAAGAATGTTTGAAGCACCTACTGTTATCAAGAAAGGTTCACCTGATGAAATTACTATATGGGACCCAGAAAAAGCTAGTGCTTCTAGATTAATCATTGGTTCTTTAATGAGAGAACTTAGAGATGCTGGTATTGGAGCTAGAGAACTTGCTGATATTGCTGACCTTAATGATATTGATGGTCCAGCTAAAGCTATATATGAAAAGATTATCGCTGGTTTAACTCAAGTTAAATTATCTAGCATGAAAACATCTGGTCAATTAAAAGCATTTGGTGCTGGTAAGCAATCTTTAAAACAATTAAATGAAGTAGTTGACAGACAAGTTGGAGAATCTATAGATGCTTTTAGATTAGCTTTTAAAGTAGCTGGTGATTCTGCTAACGATGATTTGTTTAAAGCATATATGGAAGTCATTTCTATGAGTAATGACATTCGTAATGTTAAAGATTTCGATAATTGGGTTCGTAAAAAATTAAAAGGTGGAGAATTTAACGGGGAAGCTAAAACAGGTGTTCTTATTAAAGAACTAGAAGGAATGATGATACATAGTGTACTTAGTGGTCCAAAGACTTCGGTTCGAGCAATCATGGGTACAGGTACTGCAACATTTCTTAGACCAATATCCCAAGTTATAGGTTCTACTCTTACAGGTGATGTAGTTACCAGAAAAGCATCTATTTCTGCTTTAACAGGAATGATTGAAACTATACCTGAAGCATGGAAATTATTTAATACTAAATTAAATTCTTACTGGTCAGGTGACGTATCTACAATTAAATCTAGATTTACCGAATATACAAAAGGTGATGAGCAATGGGCTATATTTTCTGATTGGATAGAAAATAGTGGTAGAGCAACTCTGGGAGATAAAGCTGCTTTTTATATGGCAAACATGGCAAGAAGTTTAAATGATAATAAATTTCTTACTTACTCAACTAAAATAATGGCTGCTACTGATGATACTTTTGGGTATTTATTAGCTAGAGCTAAAGGTAAAGAGAAAGCTATGAGAGCTGCTATTGATGCAGTATCAACAGGACAGGTTGTAGAAATAACTCCAGATTTACTTAAAAACTATGAAAATAGATTTTTATCAACTGTACTTGACCCAGAAGGAAACATAACTGATGCAGCTACTTTGTATGCAAAAAAAGAAGCTACATTAACTACTGATCTTACTGGCTTTTCAAAAGGTCTTAATGATGTATTTGAAAAAGCACCTTGGGCTAAACCATTTTTCTTGTTTGCAAGAACAGGTGTTAATGGATTAGCACTATCAGCTAAGCATACTCCCGGATTTAACTTCTTAGTAAAAGAATATAATGAAATAGCTGGAGCTACAGTTGAAAACTTACAAGATGTTGCCAAGTATGGAATTACAAATGCTGACGAATTAGCTAATGCTAAAGCTTTACAAACAGGAAGATTAGCAATTGGTGGTTCAATAATTACTATGGCTTCCATGCATTTTATGAATGGTGGTTTAACAGGTAATGGACCAGCTGATCGTCAGATGAGACGTGCTTGGATTGATGGTGGTTATAAACCTAGAACTATGACTATTGGTGGTGTTCAAGTAGGTTATGATTCATTTGAACCATTTAACTTAATACTTTCAACTATTGCTGATATTGGTGATTACAGCCAATTAATGGGTGAAGAATGGACAGAAAATAATTTACAGAAATTAGCTTTAGTAGTTGCACAAGGTGTAACCAGTAAATCTTATTTAGCTGGTATGCAGCAATTTGTAGATTTATTTGGAGGTGCTCCCGGACAAGCTGAAAGAATTGTAGGTGGATTGATGAATAATATAATTCCTATGAGTTCTGCAAGAAATGAATTAGGAAAATTATTTAACCCACATATGAAAGAATTGAATGCTGGTATATGGCAATCAATTAGAAATAGAAACCAAATAACTGAAGGATTAGCTGTTAATCAATTACCAACTAAGTACGACTTATTAAATGGTAAACCAATAAAAGAATGGGATTTTCCTACTCGTATGTTTAATATGTTTAGCCCATTTCAAATTAATTTAGATCAAAGTCCGGGAAGAAAACTTTTATTTGAAAGTAAATACGATATGAGATTATCGACTCTTTCTTCTCCTGATGGATTAAGTTTAAAAGATAGTCCAAGACTAAGATCTTTATTTCAAAAAGCAATTGGTGATCAAAACTTAGAAGCACAATTAAATAAATTAGCAAAAGATTCAAGAGTAATAAAATCTCTTCAATATATGAATGCTGACTTAAATGCTGGTAGAAGAGAAATGGACCCAAGAACAGCTTATATGCATAATCAATTAATTCATAATTTATTCCAAACAGCTCGTAGAAAAGCATGGGCTACATTGATGAATAATCCTGAAGTGCTTGAACTGATTAAAGAGCAAAGAAGATTAGACGTACAAAATTATAAATCATTAAAGAAAACAGCAGAAGTAAATAATCTTTTATCACTTAGATATTAATCCACTCGCCAATTAAATAAAAAATCGTTTGTAAATACAAATGGCGACAACTGAACATTTTTATACAGGCAATGGTTCCACCACAACCTTTGCCTTTACATTTCCATATTTATCGAATGGCGCTGTAAAAGTAGAACTTAACAACGTCCTAAAAACTGAAAATACAAGTGGTCAAACAGATAATGACTACACCATTTCTAATACAAATATTGTCTTTAACTCAGCTCCAAGCAATGGAGTTAACGTACATATTTATAGAAATACTAACGTTGACTCAGCTCAAGCAGTTTATGCTGCTGGCTCTTCAATAAGAGCAGCTGACTTAAACAACAACCATACTCAATTGCTGTACTCAGCTCAAGAAGCTGGTGGTCAATTAATTAGACAAAGTGATATAAAAGACAGTGCTATAAATAGCACAAAAATTGAAGACGGAACTATTGTCAATGCTGATGTAAATGCTTCAGCTGCAATAGCTGGAACAAAAATATCACCTGATTTTGGTAGTCAAAATATAGCAACTACCGGTACGGTTAATGGAGTAACAACAACAGAATTAGCAATTTTAGATGGTGCAACTGTTAGCACCGCAGAATTAAATACTTTAGATGGAGTAACATCTACAACAGCAGAATTAAATATTTTAGATGGCGTTACAGCAACAGCTTCAGAATTAAATATTCTTGATGGTGTTACAGCTACAGCTTCCGAAATTAATAAGCTAGATGGAGTAACTGCATCAACAGCAGAATTAAATATTTTAGCTGGCGTAACAGCTACAGCTACAGAACTAAACATTATTGATGGAGTAACAGCTACAACGGCAGAACTTAATCATGTTGATGGTGTTACAAGCGGTATCCAGGCACAGATAGATGGTAAACAACCACTTGATTCTGAACTAACAGAACTAGCTACAATGGGTAGCGGAACTGCTGGAGCTTTAGCTGATCTAAACACAGCAGAAGTTCAAACACTAGATGGAATCACATCATCTACAGCAGAACTAAACTTATTAGATGGCAAGAGTATAGTCACAACTATTGGTGGAAGTGCAACTGATGTACAGATACCTTCAGCTCAAGCTGTAAACGAAAGAATTGTAGAGCTAGTAACAGAGGTTGGAGGATTTGCTCCAATAGCTAATGAGACAAGTTTTCCTACAACTAATCCAGACATCAATGATGGTGCTGGAACTATAGTCAGTATTAAAGCTTTAGCAAGTAACTTAGTTTCTAACGGAAGTGGAGTTGCAACTATTTCTAATGGTGCTGGATCTGGAAATACAGTTACTATTAATGGGTTAGCAAACAGCACAACATACGCTGCTGGAAAAGGTCTATTAGTAGAAACAACTACAACATTACATACATATACTTTCCATAGAGAAGTTCTTAGTCCAACTGGAGTAGCAAATGCACAAACCCTTGTAAATGACTTTAATGATAGATACCAAGTAAGTGGTAGTGCTCCAAGTAATCATCCAGATGGCTCTGCTTTAGCGGATGGAGATCTTTGGTTTGATACTTCAGCCAATGTAATGAAAGTCTATGACTTAGGTAACACACAATATGATGCTGTTACTTCAATTGGAGACTTTAAATTATTAACAGTAGTTCCTGATGGAGCTACATCTGGAAGTCCTACATTTAATGCAACTATACAATCTTATGACTTAAGAGATGGAAGTAATGCAGCAGCGATAACAAGTGTTGGACAACTAATAGTCAGTCTTAATGGTGTAATCCAAAAACCAAATGCTGGTTCATTTGATGCAAGTCAAGAAGGATACTATTTAGAAGGAACTAACGGAATTAAATTCTGTACAGCTCCTCCAAGTGGTACAAGTTTATTTGTAACTTTAATTGGATCTGCTACTGCTATAGGTACACCAAATGACAATACAGTTTCAGAAGCTAAATTAACAACTGATTCTGTAAGTGAAGCTAAATTAAAAGTTGGAAATTCTCCAGTTAATGGAAAATTTTTACAAGCACAATCTGGACAATCTGGCGGACTATATTGGGAAACTGTTGACTTAACAGCTTTAAGTGCAAGCAACCTTACATCTGGCACAGTACCTAATGCACGATTCCCTGCAACACTGCCAGCGGTAAGTGCAGCTAACTTAACAAACGTCCCAGCTGCAAACATAACTGGTACTCTCCCTGCTATAGATGGGTCGAATCTAACAGGTTTACAAGCTGGTGCTACAGGTGGTAACTCAGGAGCTAATGCTGTTTTCTGGGAAAATGCTCAGACAATAACTCACGATTACACAATTAGCACAAACAAAAATGCTGGCTCGTTTGGACCTCTAACTATTAACAATGGAGTGACCGTGACAGTACCTAACAACTCAACTTGGACAATAGTTTAATGGCAATAACAATAAATGGAAACGGTACTATCACAGGTTATGACCCAGTACCAAATGGCTCAATTACTTCTGCAAAATTAGCAAGTGGTGCTATCACAAAATCAGCTTTTCCAGTTGGAACTATAATAAACACAACATATGGAGCACATGCTACGACTGGAATGTCAACAAGCTCTACCTCTTTTACAAACTATCAAAATAGTGAGATTACAGTAACAAAACTAAGATCTGGTAATGGTAGTGGTGGTTCTGTTTTGTTAATTTTAGCTTCTGCTTGGCTTGAATTTTCAGGAAGTTCTGCAAACAGTAAACACTTATCATATTCACTAATGAGAGATGGAAATGAGCTAACAGGAAAAACTCATGGTTTAGGTAATCTTTATTCTGAAAATGCTCAAGGTTATCAAAGTGCTGCTGATATGAAATATACGGATACCGTTAATCTAAGTGCTGGAAACTATGTTTACTCTGTGTGTATTAAAAGTGCTAACTCATCTACTATCCAAATTGGTAATAGTCAAAGATTAGGTACTTGGCAAATTTTGGAGATAGCAACATGAGTATAAAATTAAACGCACAGTCTGGAGGGTCAGTTGCACTAGACGCTCCAACTCAAACAACAAGTAGTGCAGACTTAACATTTAAATTACCTGTAGCTGATGGAACATCAGGTCAAGCTTTAACTACAAATGCCAGTGGTCAACTAGCGTTTGCAACTGTTGCATCTGGTAGAAAATATACTTATGGAAGTTGGACTAATACAACCAGTGGAAATAATGTAGAATTTACAGGATTAGCCGCTACAACAGAATTAGCTTTTGATTGGCTTAACGTAAAATCCGCAGGCAACACGAATTTTCAAATTACGATAGGAGATAGTGGAGGTTACGAAACATCTGGTTATCAAACTGCTACTGGATATGCAGGAGCTAGTGGTAATCATCACGACCCAACTGGTAATTTATGGTTAACTGAAGGCTCTGCTGATGCTGCTGGTTTAAGATCTGGCAGAATGAAACTTATTAATATGTACGGAAATTGGTGGTACATGGAATTTGATTGGTTAGATACAGGCTCTTCACCTCACTTTAGATTTTTGAAAGGTACAAAAGAGTTATCAGGACAATTAGATAGAGTTAAAATTGGTTGGGAAAATAGCGGTACTTTTGATGGTGGCTATATCAGATATGTAAAAATCGAGGATTTATAACATGAGCAGAATATTAGTCGATCAAATACGATCAAACAGTGCGTCAGCAGATGCACTTACTTTAGATGGATCTGGTAATCTTACTATTCCCGGTAATCTTACTTGTAGTGGTAACGCTTCTATTAGTGGTACACCTACAGGTTTTGGATTTTCACCAGAAGCAGATGCTTACAGACTTACGTCTGACTTTTCTAGTAGTGCTGATCCTATCACTAGTAATTGGGAAAGAAACGATAATACATGGGAAGGTACAGGATATTTAGGTTCTTCATTAATTACTCAATCTAGTGGTATATTCACTTTTGCAAAAACTGGTTGGTATTATTTTTATCTACAACATGATTCTCAAATAGGTGGTGGTAATTCAGATGGTTTTAATCAATTTTTTGCAAGTATAAGTACAAATAGTGGGAGTGCATATACTAATTTTTGCGAGAATGATGGTTGGTTTGGAGATAATGCCAGTTCAAAATATATGGTTAAAAGTTCTAGTGCTTTAATAAAAGTAGCTGATGCTAGTACTTACAGAATAAAAATATCACAGTCTGCCGGTTCTGGTTCAACTACAACCAAAGGCAGTTCATATAAGTTAAGAACTGGATTTATTTTACTTCGTATAGGAGACGCATAAATGAGACCATCACACATAGAAGATTATCTTGTAACAGTCAGAACAGGACAATGGTTTGGCTGGACAGACAGTAAAAACAAAATTTATGCAAATCTTATAGTGCATGACGGTGGTTCTAAGCCTACTGAATCAGATTGCACAAACGGACTTGCTGCACTACAAGCTGCATGGGACTTACAAAATAATTCTTATAAATCTCAAAGAAGAGCAGAATACCCTAGCATGGTCGATCAGCTAGACAAAATGTTTCATTCTGGTTTCCAAGCATGGAAGGATGAAATTCAAAAAGTTAAAGAAAAATATCCGAAACCATAATGGCATTAACAAAAATTGGGACGGACGGTGTCAAAGATGATGCCATCACGTCAGGGAAGATACCCGCAAACGCTGTGGGAACTAGCGAAATATCTAATGATGCAGTTGGTGCAGATCAATTAGCTAACACATCAGTAAGTGCTGGAGCTTTTGGATCATCTTCCGCAATACCAGCTCTAACAGTAGATGCTCAAGGTAGAATTACAGCAGCTACTACAAACAGTATCTCAATCCCTCCAGCGTTTGATGATAATAAAATTATTAATGATATATCTGCATTATCTTTAAAACTTAACGCTTTACAAAACGCTACTAGATACAATACTAACTCTACTTATGTAGATACATTCCAAGATGCTAATGGAATAGCTACTCAGACAAACACATCCAGAAATAGTGTTGGAGAATATATTTCTTCAATAACAGCAATTACAAAATATTACTATAAACCAAATGTTGACAAGTGGACTTGGACTCAAAGTTCTACTGGTGTAGGAGGAAATAGTGCTATGACTTTTGTTGGAGTTATAAAAAGTGCTAATGGTTCTAACTGGACTTACAACGGATCGCAAGGTGGTGGAATAATGAACTTAGAAACTACTAATAATAGTTCTCCATATGTTTTATTTGGTATTGGTAACGCTTCAAACAATGGTCAATTTGGTACTCATACTCCCGGAAGGTCTGACTGTAACGCTTCTATGTCTGCACCTACTGATAAGTGGGTATGGGCGGTAGTAAGAACATATAGTAACTGGACATCAGGACAGGTTGAAATTAAGTATCGTGCTTATGATGAAAATTCTTGGACTGTTTTGTCAGATAGTAATGGTGGATCTGATAACGCAGGTGTTCTTGGTAGTGGTCAAGGAAGATTATTTAGACACGACTCTAGTAATTATACTGGCGATTATGATAACACCCATGTTGCTCACTTAGGATTTTGGAATACTAGATTAAATGACACACAATTAAATGGTTTATTTAATAATGGTAAGTTTTTTGATTGGAGTACAAATAGTGCTGATGGAGATTATACCCTTTCATCTAATCTTCAAGAATATTTTAAAATAGACGAAGGTTCTGGTACTACCTTTGCTAATGACGGAAATGGTGGAACTGCAACTAAGCAATCTGGTTCTGGTGCTTGGGATTCAGATACTACAACCTTTACTACGACAAGTGCAACTGGAAACTTTATATCTAATGTAATTACAGCTTCAGCATCAACTACCAAGATGGGTGTTGTTATTACATATATAGATTCATCAGGTACAGCCACATTAAATACTGATTTAAAAGTTTATTTATCAGCAGATAATGGTTCTAACTTTACCCAAGTAACTTTAGTAGCACAGCCTGATTTTTCAACTGGTGTCAAAATGGCACTAGCAAATGATGTTACTGTTACTGCTGGAACACAACTTAAATATAAAGTTGAATTTGCTAACCAAGCACTAGGTTCTAAAGTAACAAGAGTTACTGGAATATCGTTACAGTATTAATGGAAATACCCACCATTGAAATACCACCAATAGGCAAGATAGAAACAATATCTATACCTTTACCAACAGCAGACGTTCCTTCTTATATTCCTATGGTTGTACCTCCAAGTGATTTGGATGCGGTTGAAGAACCAGAAGGAACAACTTCTGAAAAAAAAGAAGAAGTTAGACCACCGGTTCCGCCAAGTATTAAATTGCCGGTTGTAGATATAGATTTACCTTTACCTACTACAGCAGTAGTTACGACTGCAACTTATGCAGCTGTATCCGCTGTAGCGGTAACAACTTTGGCACAACCTTTTTTTGACACTATCAAAAAGCAAATTCAAAAATTAATGCTAGGCAAAATAAACAAATGGAAGGAACAGAGAAAGAACAAAAAGAAAAAGGATTCTTTGGAAAAGTAAAAGATATTGCTGAAGACAAAGAACATCAAATTGAATTTTTGGGAACTGTAGTCAGACTAGGCGTTGTTGTTTGGTCTGGTTTCATCATTACGATGAACTACGTTGATATTCCTATGGTAAAGAAATCTGGTAACTCGGATATCACTTTCGTAGCCAGCGTATTTACTGGCGCACTTGCCACATTCGGTCTTACTACTGGTAAGAACGGAAATGGTAAAACACCAACAAATTGCCCTATGGCAAAAAAACCAACAACAAAAGCATGAAAAAATTAATCTTGCTTTTAGCTCTGTTATCACCCAGCATAGCTAGAGCCAATACAGTTACGCCACAATTTACTACAGGTTCGATGAACTCAACGACCACTACAACTCAGACAGTAACTGCTGTAGAACAGCGTCAAGTGTTCGGATCTGCCGTAAACACATGGTCAGGAACAAACGTAACACCATCAGCAGATATAGCTGGTAGCGGTACAACATTTACTGTTACCAATGCAGCTAATCCTTGGACATTAGAAACCACAACTAGAGCTGCTGGGTTAGTAGAACAATGGGATACCACAACAAATTACACAATAAACTCTACAACTACTTCGCTCTCTGTCTTCTCACAGTAGGCAGTCCCGTTTTAGCTGAAGGAGATACAAATAATTCATCGAATCCTGTGGCAGCAGCTACAGGAAACGTAACAAATCAAGCCGTCCAATTTCAGAATAATGGAGCTCCATCGAGACAACAATATAACGTTGGTAACTCTTGTAATGGAAGCACTATGACGTTTAGTCCTTTTTATATGGGCAATGATACGCAACCACAAACTGAAGACGGCTATGTCATAAGTGAGAACTGGGGGTTTCAATTAAATTTCTCAGTTCCTTTAAATCGAGAACTAACTGAACAATGTCAACGCATTGGTGCGTTACATGAACAGGATATGAAACTCGCTCAAGAAATTAATCGTGCACTTAAATGTGCCGAATTACAACGCAAAGGTTTTACCTTTCGCAAAGGTACACGTGTAGCGCATTTATGCTCTGACGTAGTTCCTATAAAATTACAACCCATCAAAAAAGAATAATGTTAGCACTCGCAAGACCATTCGTACTTTCTGCATTAAGAAGTCCAAAATTTAAAACATTCGTTATTGACCTACTACAGAAGTTAGTTGAGCAATCAGATAACGAACTAGATGA